ATAAAAAATAATTCTTGACTTCTGGTTTCACTTTTGGTATAATATGTATGAAGTAGGCAGAATAGGTCTGCTTACGATTAAGGGTCGATACCGAAAGGGTCGGCATAGTATTAACGAAAGTGATATTAGGAGAATTAAAAATGACGATTGATATTAGTAAATTTTGGCTAGGAATGAACAACGATTGGCTGTTAGCAAACACCGACACTTCATATCCTAGATATAACATAGTCGAAAACGCTGAGAATGGCAACTATCGAATAGAAGTAGCAATTCCCGGCTGGAGCAAGAAAGAACTTGAGTTAGTTCAAGAAGAAAACGAACTACTCATCAAGGGGAAAAAAGAAAGAAAACTTGGTGAAACTGAACGATTCATTCATCAAGGACTCAGTCTTAAATCTTTCGAGAGAAAGTTTATTTTAAATGCGGATTTAAAAGTAGACAGTGTCGAATTAACAGACGGCTTACTAACAATCGCTTTGTCTAGGACTCCGAACTCATCAAGGAAGGTATTAGAAATTAATTAATATCTTCTAAATAGGAGATGAATATGAGAACAGTAGTTCTTAAATTAAGACAAAGCATAATAAAAGGCAATAAACCAGCATTTGGTAGAATGGCGGAGACGACCACTCTTATCGGAATAATGCTTGCTTGCATGTTTGCAATAGCACCTATTGTCTAAGTATGCTATCAAGCTAAAGGAGTTATTATGATTATAGTAAGTTCTGAAGCTTTGGATGTAATCAAATCACGAATCGCCTCGCATAAAGTGTGGGGCGTTCGTGTCTTAGTAAGACCTGCAGGTTGTAATGGCTGGAAGTGGGACTTAAATTATGAAGATAGTCCAAGCTTAGCAGGGGATTCAATATACTATGATTGTATAGCGATAGACCCCCAAACCTTATCAATGGTTGAAAAAATAGAAATAGATATGAAAGTAGAAGGATTACAAGAAGAATTTGTTTTCAATACTCCATTATCAACAGCTCAATGCGGGTGCGGAGAGAGTTTTGCTCTTTAAGTGCCTTCTAAATAAGAGGAAATATATGAAAATATCAATAGAGGGTTTATCCCTTATCAAAAAGTTCGAAGGCTTAGAACTGAAAGCCTACCAATGTGCAGCAGGTGTCTGGACAATTGGATATGGTCATACCAAAGGTGTAAAGCCAGGCGACCAAATAACAAAAGTAATAGCAGATTCCCTATTAGCAGAAGAACTAGAGGAATACGAAAAAGCTGTTAACGATGTAGTTACAATCTCAATAGACCAGTGCATGTTCGATGCACTCGTATCATGGACATACAATCTCGGTCCAAGCAATCTAAATGCCAGTACAATGTTGAAAGTTCTCAATTCAGGAGACTATGACGGCGTGCCTGCACAAATCAAAAGATGGAACAAGGCAGGCGGCAAAGTATTAGAAGGACTTATTAGAAGAAGGGAAGCAGAAGCTCTCTTATTTGAAGGAAAAGATTGGAGTGAAGTTTAAATTCACAGAAGAATTATTAATGCAAGCGGCTGCTCATGCTCAAGAAAGAGGAATGACTCTTGACGAGTATGTAAAAGAGGCAGCAGAACTTGCACAGAAACACAATTATGAACAAAATGAAACAAACCCTAAAGAAAATCTGGACTAAACTACAAGCCTTCTGGTTTTGGTTTAAAAGTCTATTTATTACCTATTATAGTCTAAAAGTGAGCTATAATGCTACTTGGGGAGACGCAGACGACCAAGAGTTTATAGTTAAAAAGTTTATCAAAAAACAACCCAAGTTCATATCATTCATCACAGAAGACGGCGAATTAGTCGAAATTAGTGGTGCTGAAGGACTTAATTACAGGATACAAGAATTATGAACCAATTAACAATGGGATTGCTTGTCGCTCTTGGAGGTATAACATTCTTTTTATATACACAGAACAATACCTTAAAAGAGAACAACATCAAGCTAGAAAACGCAGTTCAAGCCCAGCAAGAGGCAATGGACGCTTTAAGAAATTCATACGAGAAACAAGGAAAATCTCTTATGAATATGTCAAGAAGAAACTCAGAAATAGAGGCAGAAAAAGCCGAGTATCTTGCAATATTCTCTAGGCATAACTTAGATATGTTAGCATTAAAGAAGCCTGGACTTATAGAGAACAGAATGAATACTGCAAGTGAAAAAGTGATGGAGGGAATGGAGAATGATACAGAAGAATTATATAAGCTTACTGTGCCTGCTAGCGATAACGAGTAGTTGTTCAATGCTTCCTACTAAGAAATTAGAGGTAGTATCAAAACCACTTAAAATTGATATAATGCAACCTGACCTACCGAGACCAGTCACATTGACTGCACCTCAATGGTTCGTTGTATCAGAAGCAGTAATTACAAACCCTTGCAAGAAAGTAGATAATAAAAGACCAAAAGCATGTGATAAGTCTGAAAAAGAAAACCCAGACTGGCCTGAAGGATATACTTATATGGATAGGTTCCTCGATGAAATGAGAGAACAGAACAATGGAGAAATCCTCTTTGTAGCAACAACTATGGGCGACTACAAAGTTATGGCAGAAGATATGCAAGAATTAAAAAGATACATCAAACAAATGGGAGAAGTAGTAATATACTATAGAGAAGTTACTGCTCCCGATACCCCTGATGTGGAATAAATTAATACAATTTTTCAAAGACTGGCATTACTTTAGAATAATGAATAAAGGTGCTAAGTTCTTTGATAGGAATCCAGCAGTTCAAGGACGATTTGAAGAAATAGAAGATTGGCTTGAATATTTGGAAGAAAGAGTGGATGAGCTTGAAAACAGAGAAGACTGATTTTTTATGGATGCTCAAACCTATGAGCGATAAGAATTGGTTAATTAGAGAAGAAGCAATCCTCAAGGATGCAAGGAGAGTAGGGGTATTAAATGTTTGCAGAACTAAAAGAATTATTAAAAAATGAGATAGTAGATATTACATTTACCTCATTAGTATCAAATAAAGAATATACGATTCCTTGTACATTGAAGGAATCTCTAACAAATTCAAGAGTAAATCAATCAGCTTCTGATAGCATTGTTTGTTTTAGACTTGACCAAGATAGATGGGAAGATATAAACATGAACTCCATCGTATCTTACGAAGTCCCAAATTGATGGGCAAGGCTTTCATACGAAAGCGGAGAATACTATGTTAATGGATTTAATAGGTATGATTACTTTAATAGTAACGATTGCTAGTTTAATCGCGGCGTCAACACCGACACCAAAGGACGACCAGTGGATGGGCAAACTCTATAAGTTTATAGATATGTTAGCACTTAACATTGGCAAAGCAAAGGAAAAAGCAAATGGCTGATGAAAGATTTAGTGGCGATATGTCACGAAACGAAGTAGAGATAGACTTAAGTAAGTTTATGGAACTCGTAACCGAAAATAGTAATCTTAAAGCAAAGATTACAGAAATGGAAGCCAATAAAGAGCCAGACAATCCTTGGCAGCGTTGGATATTTTTATCTAACATGATAGACGCTTGGAGAATATTCCCAAGAATGTTTTTAAGTGTATACATATTCTTACTATACTACGCTACAATGTGGTTTATGGAGTTACCAGACCCTTCAATGGAACAATCAGGATTAATTTCTGTAATTGTAGGTGCTGGAGCAGCCTGGTTTGGACTCTATGCTGGCACAGCAAAAGATAAGATAAATTCAAAGTAACCAAAAAATAGTTCTTGACATATGTTTATAATTTTAGTATAATATATTTATGAAAAAAATTATGGATAGAAAAACCTGTCAAATGTGGAACTCTGAAACTAAGTCCTTTGAGACTTGGTATGTTGATGAGTGTGAAATCTGTGGTAAACCCGTAGACTATCAGACAGGCGAATGTAACGAATATAAGTGTTGGACGTAAATGAATTTATTTTACTTAGACGAAGATTTAGATAAAGCAGCCCAGTATCATGTTGACAAGCATATTGTCAAGATGCCGCTTGAGGCTGCTCAAATCTTATGCACTACTATATGGATAGATGAATTACTAGGGTTCGTTCCTCGAGCTCTTAACGCAGAAGAACGAGAAGTGATGAATAAAGCAAAAGCTGAAATCAAACACTTACCTCTTGAGGAACGTCCCTACCCCTACCTACCAATGATGTACAATCATCCTTGCACAATCTGGGCAAGAGAGTCATTGGATAACCATGAGTGGGTTCATTGCTATGCTAACGCATTGAATGATGAATACCATTACCGTTATGGAAAATTACACAAATCAGTAGAAACAGTAGTAAATAAACTACCTGACCCAAAGAATTTACCTCGTGTAGGATTTACAACATTCGGACTGGCAATGCCAGATGAGTTGAAAGATTATGATAATCCGATACAAAGCTATCGTGATTATTACCATTTGGACAAAGCAACATTTGCAGCTTGGTCTCATCGTGAAAAACCTGATTGGTGGAACGAAGATTATGCTGATTATGAGAAAAGGATTACAGCAAAATGATAGAAATTTATGGAAAAGATAACTGCCCATACTGTGATATGGCAAAAGGTTTAGCAGAAAGAAAAGGATATGAAGTAGTATACAAACAACTTGATGTATACTATGGCTTCTCAGAAATGAGAGAAAAGTTCCCTGGTGCTAGAACCTTTCCTCAGATAATTAAAGATGGAGAATACGTTGGCGGGTATAGTGCCTTGGAGGAACTAATTGGCTAACTATAAGTTTAAAGAAGATGTAGTACTGGAAAAAATAAAAAAGTATGTAGATAAAACATACGAACAACACTATGGAAAGAGTAAGTTCCAGACTACTGAATTTGTATTTGATGCAGGACACGGAGAAGGTTTCTGTATAGGTAATATAATTAAATACGCACAGCGTTATGGTAAAAAGAATGGAAAAAATGAAATGGATTTATATAAAGTTATTCATTATACCATCTTTTTGTTAGGGGAATTAGAAAAAGAAAGTGAATGAACTATTAGTAATATTTGTATGGTTAATGTTAAAACATACAATAGCAGACTATTTATTACAGAGGCCTTGGAAAGATAAAGGCATTTATGGAAGTAGAGGAGGTCTAATTCATGCTGGACACCATGTGGGTGGAGCATTTATTGTGCTTATGTTCTATGTAAGTTTCCCTCTAGCAGTACTCTTGTCAGTATTAGACGGTATATTACATTACCATATTGATTTTGCAAAGAACAACATAAAAAGAATATTTAAATTAAACAACACACAAACACTATACTGGGGATTACACGGCTTAGACCAATATCTCCATGTTTTAACATATGTACTAATAATTTGGCTAATAGGAGTATAAGTGGCGATTAAAACAAGAAAACACGAAAATTTAACAGAAACAAACATACAGCACGTAAAAGAACTATTATTGGCAGAAAAGCCTATAACTAAGAAAGAAGCGTGTAGTATATTAAATATAAGTTATAATACTACAAGGTTAAACAAGATAATTGCTGACCACGATGAGACTGTAGCTTATAGAGAAAGACGCAAGTCCCAAAATAAAGGGAAAGGCGCAACAGAAATGGAAATCAAACAAGTAGTAAACTTCTACTTAGATGGAAGCAATGTATCAGATATAGCTAAAAGTTTGTATCGTTCACCTGCTTTTATCAAAGCAATAATCAATAGAATAGGTATTCCACAAAAATTAGCTATGACAGATTATGAAGGAAGAAAAAGTGCTATACTACCCGAACAGTGTGTATCAGGAGATTTTCAATCAGGAGAAAAAATATGGGCAGTTCGACAGAACTATCCAGCAATTGTTCAGAAAGAGCTTAGAGCTGAAGAAGCAGAGGAGCGAGGTTATAAATTGTATCTATGTTATACCATAGAAGCAACTCAAGATGACCTTAAAGATACTTACTTTCCTCATTTAGAATTTGCAGGCAAGTTCTATCCTTTGCCAGCTTATGATATGGGCAAACTTGAACACTTGCAAAAATATTTATAATATAAGGAGAACTAGGGATGGATTTATGGCAGATTATTGCTGCAGTATACTTATCGGGTGTACTCGCTGCAATGTATTCAATATGGTGGCCGTCATATAAATTAGTTAGGGCATTAGCACCTACTAATATAATGATACAAAAACCATTATTGTCAACTTTTATAGTATTTATTATATTTTTTATATTCTTTCCCTTTTTAATAATAACATTCATATTCCCATCAAATCTAGATAGGTTTATAAGAGGCTTCGTTAACGGAGTAATAGATATTAAATAATGGCATACAGTAAAGAAGTAAACGAAAGATTTTATGGAGTATTAAACTCACCAAAACAATTCAGTGTGGGCAGATTTGACCCAAAAGACCCGAATGTAGCAACAGGAATGGTTGGAGCACCTGCTTGTGGTGATGTAATGAAATTACAGTTGAAACTTGACAGCGCCGAACGCATTGTAGATGTAAAGTTTAAAACTTACGGATGCGGAAGTGCTATAGCTAGCTCTACAATGTTTGTAGAAATGCTAAAGGGTAGAACAATAGAAGAAGCAAAATTAATTAAAGACAAAGATATTGCAGATGCATTAGACTTACCTCCAATAAAACTACATTGTTCAGTTTTAGCAGAAGGAAGTATAAAGAAAGCAATAGAAGACTGGGAGCAGAAATGTACGACGACTTAGTAAAACATTTAGAAGGAGAAATAGCTTATCACAGAGCTAACATAAGAGTTTATATGAGAAATTCAGTAGGTATTGGAGAGCATAATGATATTGTTGCTTCAATCAAAGAAGAATTAGCTAAACTTGCAGAAGCAGAAGATATGCTAAATGCCTTACAGAAACACTTTAAATAATACCATTGGTTATAGATACTAAAAAATAGTTCTTGACAATTGGTTATAATTTTATTATAATATATTTATAAACAAAAACAAGCAAATATGAGCGACAGATTTTACCAACAAATGCGAGACACCACAGGGTGGGCATTCGGTATGCCAGAGTTCATGCGCAATAACAAAAAATATAGGAGAAGAAGAATGGCTTGGACAGATGAATCTAAAGAGCAAGCAATTGAAATGTATCAGGATGCAGAACCTACACCTGAGACTTCAATGGAGATAGTAAAAGACATCGCTGAAGAATTAGGAGAAAGCCCTAATGGTGTCAGAATGATATTAACAAAAGCAGGAGTATATGTAAGAAAAACTCCAGCAGCTAAGTCAAGTGGCGGTAGCACTGGCGGAGGTAGAGTTTCAGTAGCAGACGCTCAAGATAAACTTACTTCTGTTCTAGGTGATGCAGGTCAAGAAGTTGACGCAGCAATCATTTCTAAACTAACTGGTAAAGCAGCAGTTTACTTCGCAAACGTAATCGAATCATTAAATAAGTAGTGTAATTTAGTGT